TCCCCTGCTTCTTCGCGGACGGTTCCAAACTCGTTCGTGACAGTCAGGGCCAGCGCATCATCGGCTCATCGACCATCACCTGCAACAACCGGTACGCGCCACTGTTCAAACCCGGATCGCAAGTCTTGAAAGTTGAAGACGACAAGACCCGCACCGTGAAAGGCAGCGCGGTCCTGGTCAACGTAGCCGACTCGGGCGATTTGGAACTGCCCGATCATACGACCGTGAGTCTCGTCTGAACCGTATCGGAGGTGAACGCCCATGCAGTTCGAAGGTTCATTCGATTTCTCCAACATCGAAGGCGCAGCACGAGACGCATACACCCGTGGTCTCATGCAAGCCGGTGAGCATATACGACAGCAGAGCGCCATGCTCGCACCCAAGGAGACCGGTGACCTCGCCGGTTCCGCGGACGTCCACATGGACGGCGACGGGCAGGTGTCAGTCACCTATCCGGGCCCGTACGCCCGCTATCAGGAGTATGGGGTGTTCTGGCGCATGAAACCCGTGCCAAGCCCCTCGAACGGCAAGCCTCTCCGCCATGACAACGGCCAGTCGTTCTTCCTGACCACTCCAATGATGACCGAAACCGGCAGGTGCATGCAGATCGTGGCGGACGTGATGAGGGAGGACATGTGACATACCAACCAACCACGCTGCTGCTGACCGGCATCGCCCGCCTTCTCGATCTGAAACAGGTCGGCATCTACACCCTGGACGACGTGGTGAGCAGTGACGGCACAGCAATCGTGCTGAAAACCATGCCCGACAGTCCAGCCAGGTGCATCACCCTCAACTACCTGCCCATGAACGCCATACCCAATCAGGCGCACAACAGTGGCCTCCTGCAGGTCGCCTGTCGTGGCAAGCCCGGCATCCCGCTCGACTCGGATGAGCTCGCCGACGCCTGCGATGAATGGTTGAACGGACTCACCCAATATGCGCTTGGCGGGGATTGCACACTCAACCAATGCTATCTGCGTAACTCAGTGAACCTCGGGCAGGACGAAGCACAACGGTGGATCACCACCAACCAATACAACGTGGACGTGGACACACCACCCACGCTGTTCAGAGACTAGAAACCCATCGAAAGGAAAAACAATTATGACTACAGCACTTGCACGCCGATACCGTGCGGACGTGTCCAAGGATGGCACCAACTGGGTGCAGATCATGGGCATGAACGATTTCAACCCGACTCTTGACCGCACCACGCAGGATTCCTCCGACTACGATTCGGACGGCTGGGGATCCAGTGAAATCACCATGCAGTCATGGGGCGTCGACATCAAAGCGAACCGCAAGACCACGGCAAGCGTGTTCGACCCCGGGCAGGAACTGTGCCGAGCGGCTTCCGACAAGTACGGCGAGGATGCACGACTGTACGTGCGCTGGTATGACAAGAATGGTGGCACGGAAGCCTATCAAGGCCGCGGCATCGTGGAGTTCTCGCGCTCCAAGACCGGTGTCACCGACCTGGACGAGGCGGAGATCAAAATCACCGGCGACGGTGCCCGCAAAGAGATCCCGAACCCGCTCTCATCCACCTCAGCGCCTGCAATCACCGCAGTATCGCCATCTCCTGTGAAGGTTGGTGCTTTGCTGCAGTTGACCGGCTCCGGTTTCACCGGTGCCACGGCCATCAAGTTCGGATCCACCTCGGCAGCCGTGTACACGGTCGTGTCGGATGGTCTGATCGTGGTCACCACACCGAACGCGGTGGGCGCACAGTCACTCACCGTCACCACTCCGGCAGGCACTTCCACCGGTGTGGACGTGACCGTCACAGCAGCCTCCTGACCTTCACCTTCTGATTCTTCCCCGCATGGTTTCTTAACGCCCTGATTCTCCACCATGCGGGGATTCCCTTTCAACACGTCGAGAAGCAGGGCATTCCTATACCTGATTGGAGAATCATGGCATTCACAGACTTCAAAGACATCGCACCAGACCCCCTCACCCTCCCCATCAACGGGAAGAACTACACCATCCCGCCAGTCAATGCCGCTGACGGGTTGAAGGCATGGCAGTGGATCCGCGACAGCAAGAAACAGGACGGCACCACAGCCACCGTCGAAGACGTGGCGACACTCCTCCTCGGTGACGTGAACCGTCAATTGCTCAAAGACAAGGTCAGCTACGCGGCATTGAACCGCGTGTACCAGACCGTACTCGCCGACTTCACGAACGGTCGCGCTACCGCCGAGGCGATTTGGGAGACCGGCGGCGACCCAAAAGCAGTGGAGAGGACACGGTCCGCAAAGCAGGCAGAGGCCGATACGACCCCGACAGCGGACTCTACGAATGGTACGAAGAACTCCCCGAAGAAGCCCACGCGGGAGTAATCGCCCCCACCTGGCCGCAACTCATCGACCACTGGCAGCAGATCGTCATCGACGCGCAGGAACACTACCGGATCGAACTCGACAATCTGCTGCTGCTCGAATCCCGCCCATGGGCTTGGCTGCAACGCCGCATCATCGGACTGCTCAACATGAGTGGGCAGCTCCGTCACAGTTTGGAAACGGAACAGGAGACCACCGATGAGTGACACTGCAACCGAAGTCGGCAGCATCAAGGGCCTGCTGAAACTCGATATCTCCGACTTCATGGCAGGCATCCAGCAAGCCAAGACCGCCGAGGACGATCTGAAACACGGCGATGACGATATCCGCATCGACGCTGATGTTTCCGAAGCGATCGCGAAGATCGATGAAGTGTCGGCCAAAACGGATAAGGTCACCTCCAAGGATGGCGATATCCGTATCGACGCGGACACCGATCAGGCCGTGGCCAAGATCGAATCGGTCGAAGCCAAGACCGACAAGGCCACGTCAAACACTGATGACATCCATATCGATGCGAACGTTTCGGAAGCGACCGCGAAACTCGACCAGGTGCTTGCACAGGCCGACCAGGTGGACAGCGAACGTATCGACCTGCGTGTGCAGGCGTCAGTCGATGAGGCGTTGGCCGAGATCCAGGCCGTGGCCGCGAAGACGGAACAGGTTACCGCTGGACGTCATGAGATTCTCGTGGACGCGGATACCGGTACCGCGGTAGCCCAGATCGAAGCGGTGAGCGCGGCGCAGGCACAGTTGGATAGTTCCACTGCCCGTCTGCGTGCAGCCTATTCGCAGTTGGATGCCGTGCAATCCAAGGGTGTGGCCTCCCAGTCCGCTCTGATGGTTGCCGAGGCGGCAGCAACACAGGTTGAGCAGGAGCAAGCCGACGCGCAGGAGCGTTTGTCGCGCGTACTGGCTGAGAACAATGTGGCACTCGTATCGAATGCTGCTTCCCAGTCGGTGAACAGTGAGGCGGCCAGCAGTGCGGCACGGTCCGCTTCGGAACAGGCATCCAGTGTCACCGCGGGGCGTACGGCGATGGCTTCCGACACCGCTGCGACCAGTGCGAACACGGCGGCCAAGGACGCCAACAGGTCGGCTACCGACAGTCAGGCTAAATCGTATGGCGCTCTTCGTGGCAGCCTGCTGCTGGTGGCCCCGGCATTATTGCCCATTGCTGGCGCGGCGGCGGGTGCGGGTGCCGCACTGGTCGGTATGGCCGGTGCAGGCATCCTCGCCTACAAGGGCATCAGTAATGCAGTGGATGCGGCGAGTGTAACGGGCCGACAGTATTCGGCGGATCTGCATGTTATCGAGGACGGCATGAGCAGCCTCGCCAATACGAGTGCAGTCGCCTATCTGCAGGGGTTTAACGGCGTTACCCGTGAATTGAACTCGCAGATGCCGTACCTGTCACGATTGACCGCTACATTCAGCCGTGATCTGGGTACCATCAGTAGTAATGGTGTGGCTGGTCTACTGGGCTTATTCCGTCAGTTGCAGCCGGTCATGTTGAGTGTTGACCAGGGCATAGTGCGTGCCAGTGCGAGTTTCGCTCGTTGGGGTACCGGTAACGGTGCACGCGATTTCGTTGCCTATCTGATCGAGAAGCTGCCTAGCGTGGAGAATGCGTTAGGCAGCTTGTTCGGTGCTGCTGGCCATGTGGTGCAAGCGTTCAGCCCGTGGAGTGGCGTGGTGCTGAGCACTGTAACCGCTGTGAGTGATGTCATCAGCGCCATCCCGACGCCTGTTCTCTCCACTCTGGTGACCGAAGCCATGGCCGTGTATACGGCGTTCAAACTGTGGAACGGTGTTACCAGCGTATTCGACAAGGTGAAGACTGGTCTGGGATCGTTCTCCGCTGCACTGGGGCTTTCCTCTACAGGTGTGGGACTGTTTGTCGCTGGGGTCACGGCGCTGTCTGCGGTGATCGCCATGTCTCAGACGAATGTGGAAAGCGCGGCGCAGGCGCAAACGGATTATGCGTCAGCCTTGGAGAACACCAATGGCGTCATTGACGAGAGCATTCGCAAGCAGGCGGCAAAGAAACTGCAGGAGCAGGGTGCCTATGACATGGCATCATCTCTCGGGATAAGCAGTAAGGATTTGACTGATGCGGTGCTCGGTGAGGGGGATGCCTACGATCGGGTAAGCGGACAGGTTGACGAGGCGGCTACTCATTACCACCAGTTGGCCACGCAGACACGCAGCAACAAGGACGGCACGCAAAAGTTGGCGAAGCAGTCCGATGAGCTGTCCAAGATACTCGGCAACCAGCATTCAGGGTTGCAGAGTGCGGTTAATGACCAGAAGCAGATGGCTGAGGCAACCGGAGACGCAAGTTCGAAAATCAGTTCCCAGTCACAGATTCTCGGTGTCAGTCAATCGGAGTGGAATACCCTAACCGCTGCTGAATCGAACGCCAGTACTGCTGCGAAGGACTACAAGAGTGCGTTGGATGCGTTGAATGGGCAGGCACAGACCCTTGATCAGGCGACGAACTCGCTCACGACGCAGTTCGACACGATGGCGTCCACATTGCAGCAGAACATCAAGAACGTTGGTGCGGCGCAGGCTACGAGCATGGACAACAACACCACTTATGGTGCGAAGAACCATCAGCTGATTCTGCAGACCGTGCAGGACGCGCAGGCGAAGGCCGACGCGATCATCAACAGTGAGGGCAAGTCGCAGAAGTCGTATGCGGATGCCCGTGCCTCGTTGGAGGAGTCTCGTCAGAAGATTCTCGACACCGCCAAAGCAAACGGGTTGAACACCGATGAGGTGAGCAAGTACCTGGATACGGTCATGAAGCTCCCATCCGAGACAACGACGAGCATCATCCTGAACGATTCGGATGCGACTGCTGGACTGTCCGCATTGCAGGTGAAGACTGCGACGCTCTCCGCCGACAGCAAGACGCTCACCATCACCGGCGATAACGCTGACGCACTGGCAAAACTCGCTGAGGTGACCGGTGCGAAGATCGATAAGAAAACCGGCACTTTGGCACTGGATAAGAGCCAATACGATGTGACTCTGGCTATTGCCAATGGTGCGAAGATCGACCCGAAAACCGGGCAGTTGCTTGGTGACAATAATCCGCTGCTCGCCAAGGTTGCACAGGCAAACGGGTG